TGGATGTCGCGCGCCGCAAAGTACGCGTAGCGATAGACTTTTGCTAAACCAGTTGCAGCGCCCCTATAATTGACTTCGTCAACCAAAGGAGTGGCTATGCCAAACACTGGTGGAGTCAAGCTGGGTTCGAGCTACGATGAAGCCAGAACTCGCAAGACAAATGCTGAAGCACAGATCGCAGAAATAGAGCTTGAGAAGGTTCGAGGGGAGTTAGTGCCTGCGGAAGAAGTTGTTTCGGCCTGGAATGATGTGCTGGGTGCTCTCAAATCAAAACTGATGTCTATACCCACAAAGGGTGCGCCCATACTGGCGACAGAAGTCCAAGCAGGAGTTTGTCAGAAGATCCTGGAAGACCTAATAACAGAAGCGTTAGAGGAACTCTCCAATTATGAACCAAGCAGTGATCCCACCAAAACCACTGTCGTCCCACCTGATGACGGCGATGCAGACGCTGAGACCGCCGCCCCGCCTAAGCGTAAGCGAATGGGCAGACCAAAGAAGACGGCTAGACTCGCAAAGTAGTGCGGAACCTGGTCGCTGGTATACGAGCCGTGCTGAATACCAAAGGGGAATCATGGATGCGTGCGCTGATCCGTCTATTCAGGAGATTGTGGTCATGGCTGGAGCGCAACTTGGTAAAACCGAGATTATTCTCAACATTGTGGGCTATCACATCGATAACGATCCTAGTCCTATTCTCGTACTTCAGCCAACGCTTGATATGGCTCAAGCATTCAGTAAAGACCGAGTTGCAGCGGGTCTTATCAAAAGTACGCCAGCACTTCGAGGAAAAGTAAAAGACCCTCGCGCGCGCGATTCTGGTAACACTACTCTTCATAAGATATTCCCAGGCGGTGCCATCACAATGGTCGGTGCTAACAGTCCTTCGGGGCTCGCTAGTAGACCGATACGAATTGTGCTTTGCGATGAGGTAGATCGATACCCGCCTAGTGCTGGATCTGAAGGTGATCCGATAACGCTCGCTAGGAAACGGGCGGCAACATTCTGGAATCGAAAGATCGTCATGGTCAGTACACCGACTAACGAAGGAAACAGTCGGATTGCTGATGCTTACGAATTATCTGATCAACGCGAGTTCTATGTGCCCTGCAAACACTGTGAGGAATATCAGACGCTGGTCTGGAAGAACGTAAAGTGGGATGAAGGCGAGCCCGATACTGCGAAGTATATGTGTGAGCACTGCGGCGTGTTATGGGAAGACAGTGATCGCGTCTGGTCGATACGCAACGGAGCTTGGCATGCTGGCAAAGAGTTCACTGGCGTAGCTGGTTTCGCTATCAACGGTCTGTATTCGCCTTGGACACCTTTGCATGAAGGCGTGCGCGAGTTCTACGCCGTAAAGAAGAATCCAGAGCAACTCCGTGTATGGACTAACACCTACCTCGGTCAAACCTGGGCGGATGCTGGTGAGACCATTGATGATTACATGTTGTCTGAGCGCCGGGAGCAGATGCCTGCCGTACCTGATGATGCATTGATATTAGTGGCTGGTGTTGACGTGCAGGACAATCGACTCGAGATAAGCATCATTGGCATTGGTCGAGATGATGAAAGCTGGGTGATTGACCATGTGACCTTGTACGGTGATCCGTCTACGCCACAACTTTGGTCGGCGCTGGATAGTCAACTGTTCAAACAATACGAAACAGAGTCTGGGAGACAGATAGCTATCCGGGCCGCGTGCGTGGACTCTGGTGGTCATTTTACAAACAGCGTCTACAGCTATTGCAAGAAAAACGCCGGTCGCAAAGTGTTTGCTATTAAGGGTGTTGGCGGGGAAGGCAAGCCGGTTGCGGGTAGGCCAAGCAAGAACAATGTAGCTAAATGCCCGTTGTTCAGCATAGGTGTCGATACCGTTAAAGACTTATTGTTTGCGAGGATGCGAATTCAAGAAGAAGGGCCAGGATACATACATTTTGCGGATCATTTGAACGACGAATACTTCCGTCAGCTAACTGCAGAAAAAATCGTGACTAGATACCACAAAGGGTATAAAAAGAGGGTCTTTGAGAAGATTCGCGCACGCAATGAGGCGCTAGACTGCATGGTCTATGCGTATGCAGCATATGCGATAATTGGAGTGAACGTCAACGCCTTCGCGGATAAAGCAGAGGCTATTAATGAAGAAAAGCGCAAAGAATCACAAAAAATAAGGCCAGAGAGACCAAACAGGTCTTTCGTTCCACCGACGCGAAAAGGGTTCACTAACTCATGGCGGTAATCGATGGCTAACCTGTTCGACGCGGCTAATGCGCCGCTGACCGAGCCCGACGAGTTCACTGTCGGTGATTTCGTGCAATGGAAGCGCACTGACTTTGTGTCGGATTACCCGACGGCATCTCACACCGTGCAATACGTTGCTCGATTACATCAGGGTGGCGCGGCAGAGTTCACGGTAGCTGCGACGGAGGTGACAGACGGGTATCTGTTCACTATTGCGTCTTCTACATCTGCATCAATAACAGCCGGGCTCTATCACTGGCAACTCGAGATCGTCCAAGACTCTAGCAGCAACAGAATCGTCTATGCAAACGGCGACTTCAATATCCTGGTCGATCTAGACGACAACAACGCTGATCCGCGCATCCACGCAGAGATTATGGTCGCCAAGATAGAATCTTTGCTGTCTGGCAAGGCAGATGATGACGTTTCAAGCTATTCAATCGCCGGTCGGAGCCTTACCAAGCTAAGTTTTGCTGAATTGACTGAGGCTAGGGACTACTACAGGCGTGAAGTGGTCGAACATACCAATCGAGAACGCATCAAACGCGGCAAAAAAGGCAATGAAACGATCAAGGTGCGGTTTTAATGGCTATTTTTGACGTTTTTAGGCGTAAAAAGGCAGAAAACGGGCAAAATGTGCGACGTTTGCCTATTCATAAGCGAGCTTACCAGGGCGCAAACACTGGTCGGCTCTTCGATGACTTTAAGTCGTCGGAAAGGAGTGCAGATAGCGAGCTTTATCCAGCGATAAGGCGTTTAAGAAGCCGCGCGCGCGAATTGGCGCGTAATAATGAGTATGCCAAACGATATTTGATGCTTTTACGCAACAATGTCGTCGGAGATCGCGGTTTTACGCTTCAAGTCAAAGCAATGACGACAGATGGCAAGCTGGATGTAAGCGGTAACCAGGCTGTCGAGGACAGATGGCGCATTTGGGGCCGGTCGGGCAACTGTACGGTAGATGCTCGCATGTCTTGGGTAGAAGTACAGAAGCTTGTTATAGAATCCTGTGCCAGAGATGGCGAAGCATTCATCCGTATACATAGAAACGCATCGTTCCAAGACTCTATTTCGCTAGAAATCATAGAATCTGATCGCGTAGACGAAGAAATGTCGAAGCGTATGCCCAATGGCAACGAAATACGCATGGGTGTGGAGCTAGATCAGTATAAGAAACCTGTGGCTTATCACCTACTGTCATATCACCCTGGTGATTATGATTTCACCACATTAAGTGCGTCACCAAAGCATATCCGTATTGAAGCGGATGAAATGATCCATGTATTTATGCCCCTCAGAGCCGGTCAGACGCGCGGAGAGACATGGTTTGCGCCAGCTATGGCAACCATGAAGCAGCTTGGCGCGCTGCGTGAGGCGGCTGTAGTGAACGCGAGAGTGGGTGCTAGTAAAATGGGCTTCTTCACTAGCCCGTCTGGCGATGGTTTTGTCGCAGACGACCTAGAAGATTCCTCTGTACCTATTATGGAGGCCGAGCCAGGCACTTTCCACCAGTTACCGCAAGGCGTTGAATTCACTAGCTTTGATCCTCAATACCCGTCCAACGAGTTCGATTCCTTCCATAAAGCATGTTTGAAGGGCATCGCAAGTGGTTTAGGGATTAGCTACACGGCCTTGAGTAACGACTTAGAGTCGACTAGCTACTCTAGTATTCGCCAGGGCGCGTTAGATGAGCGGGATGCGTATCGAAACATGCAATCGTTCTTGCTCGATAGCTTTGTACGCAAGGTATATGACGCTTGGCTCGCTTCTACCATGGAAATGGGCGCAATAATTGTGCCATTGCGTGAATATGAGCGTTTTGCTGCTCGCAGTGAGTTTCGCGGAAGAGCCTGGTCCTGGGTTGACCCACAGAAAGAGATGACTGCGGCGGTCTTAGGGCTGAAGAACGGAATATTAAGCCTGCAAGACGTTGCTGCTAACTACGGTAAGGATGTAGAGGAGCTTCTCGCACAGATACAGCGCGATAAGAGCCTGATGGAGCAGTTCGGGGTCAAGTACGCGCTCGAGCCGTATGCCGGTCAGATTTTGCCGGTTGATGCCGACATAGCTGGTGACGGCGATGGCGACCTATAAAGGCGTTGAGATAGACACCAAGCCGACTGCATCAATGATGGAAGAGGCAGAACGCGGATTAGAGTGGCGCAAAGAGTTTGGGCGAGGCGGTACAAAGATAGGCGTAGCGCGCGCTCGCGACATAAAGAACGGGAAAGAGTTATCCACAAGCACTGTGACACGAATGTTTTCCTTTTTCTCGCGTCACGAAGTTGATAAGAAGGCAGAAGGCTTCGACGTTGGAGAAGAAGGCTATCCATCAGCCGGGCGCATAGCATGGGCTCTTTGGGGTGGTGATCCTGGCTTCTCATTTGCCAAGCGGGTTCGGAAAAGGATGGAAGCGATAGATAAAAACTACGACCGTGCTGAAATATCAGCGACTGTGAAAAAAGGTCTGACCAACAAGGCAAAAGAACACAACGATAAGGTGGGTGATGACAAGACCAAAAGAACTAATGTCAGAACTCTATCAGCGGTGTTCAGACGCGGTGTCGGAGCTTATTACACGAATCCAGGGTCTGTTCGACCGACGGTGAAGAGTCCAGAGCAGTGGGCTTATGCGCGCGTGAACTCATTCTTATATGTTTTGCGGAATGGCAAGTTCAGAAGTGGCAAGCACGACACGGATCTATTGCCCAAGGGGCATCCCATGAGCACTAAGCGCGCGTTTGCAGAAAAAAGGCCGTATCCGCATGAACACGCTGCTAGGATTGAGAATCCTGATAAATATGAAGAGTTTAGACGGCGTAACGACGAATTGGGTGATGGGATTCATGTGATCTTCGGTTTGTTGAATGACAAGTCAGAGATACAGTCATTACGTTTTGACAAAGAGAAATTCACGGTCGATGAAGCGAAAGAGTTCTTAAAAGAGCGCCGTTTCAGAGTCCTTAAATTTGAGCCTGCGATTGAGGAAAGAGACATGGATAAGCGACACATCATGGATGTCGAAGAGACAGAGGACTCTTACATTGTCGAGTTTGCGAAGGCAATGCAACAGGAGCCCGACACGGAAGAAGCGGAGATGGAATCTATGGCAGACACCGACATGATCGAAGAGAACGCTCATTACGACGACGAAGAACGCAAAGAAGTCGTTGAGATGACGCGATACATGAGCATGGATGTCTCGCCCGTAGATGAAGAAAAGCGCACGGTTCGCATGGCTATATCAAGCGAGGAGCCAGTGCAGCGGTCTTTCGGCATGGAAGTATTAGAGCATTCTAAGGATGCGATGGATTTATCGTTCTTAGAGTCAGGACGCGCACCGTTATTACTGGATCACGATCCAGAAAGGCAGGTTGGCGTTATCGAATCAGTAAGCCTGGATGACTCGGCGCGTAGACTTCGCGCGACGGTACGCTTTGGAAAAAGCGCACTTGCCAGAGAGGCTTTTGATGATGTTACCGATGGTATCAAAGCAAACGTGAGCATTGGTTACTCGGTACAAAAAATGGAAAGGACTTCTGATGATACCTATACGGTAAAGAAGTTCCGCATCCACGAAGCAAGTTTAGTTTCGATCCCCGCTGATGTGACAGTTGGCGTTGGTCGTTCAGACGAGGCTTCGCAACAACCCATAATCGTCACTGACAACTCACAGGAGTCAACTATGTCAGAAGTGGATATTGAAGCGGTTGAGGCGAAAGCCCGTCAAGCCGCACAAAAGAACGCCGCTCAGATCGTTGAGTTAGGCGCGCGCCACAATAAATCAGATATGGCCCAAAAGGCTATCGCTGACGGCGCATCGATTGAGGAGTTCCGAGGGGCTCTCCTCGAAGAGATAGGTACGACACGCGCATTGGAATCCAAAGAAATTGGCATGACCAATTCAGAGCGCAAGCAGTTCAGCCTGATGCGAGCTTTGCACGCGCTGGCTAACCCGCATGACCGTCGAGCCCAGGAAGATGCTGCGTTTGAGTTTGAATGCTCTCGCGCTGCGGCAGACCAGTATGGTACGACTGCACAAGGCATCATGCTTCCGCCAGAAGTGCTAGGTAACTGGAAGCGTGACCTTAACACCACCAATGATGCCAACTTGATCGCGGAAGACTTCCGGGGACAAGACTTCATTGACGCTCTTCGTAACGCTTCTAGCGTCATGCAAGCAGGTGCGCGCATGCTGTCTGGCTTAACCGGCAACGTAAAGATCCCTAAGAAGACTGGGGTGTCTTCCGCTGGCTTCATAAGCTCAGAAGGTGGTGCTGCATCAGAGTCAGAAATGACAATTGGTAGCGTCACGATGACACCTAAGACCTTGGGTGCATTCACCGACGTTACTCGTCAACTTCTGATCCAAAGCTCTTTAGACGTTGAAGCGTTAATTCGTGACGACCTTGCCAAAGCCATTGGTACTTCGATTGACTCGGCTGGTCTGGAAGGATCAGGTTCATCTGGTAACCCAACAGGTATTCTCAATACCACTGGTGTTAACCAGGTTACGAACTTCGCAGCAGCGAATCCAACCTTTGCAGAAGTCGTTTCATTAGAAACTGCAGTTGCAGTGGATAACGCTCTGATGGGTAACCTGTCTTACATCATCCGTCCCGATATGTATGGCGCGTTGAAGACTACGGAGAAGGCAACAAACACTGCCCAATTCGTTGTCGAGCCAGGCGGCACAATGAATGGCTACCCAGCAATCGTTTCTGCACAAGGCACCAGCGGTAACCTGTACTTCGGTAACTTCGATGACCTCTTGATCGGCATGTTTGGCGGTCTGGACGTTGTTGTCGATCCGTTTACAGCTTCTACCACAGGAACTGTGCGTATCGTTGCACTGCAATCTGTAGACGTAGCAGTACGTCACGCAGTGAGCTTTGCTTTCGGTAACGACGGCTAATAACGCCACAATAAGAGCCCCGTCTTCGGACGGGGTTTCTTGGAAGGAGTTAAAATGAAATACCAGGTAATGAAGCGATGTGTCATTAGTGGTTCCACGTGGAACGTCGGAGACGTAGTGGAATCAGGCAAAGACGTAAATGAAATGGATATCGATGGACTCATTGGGATCGGCAGAATTGTGCCGTTTGATGAGACTAGATCGGTGGATCGATCGATCGGTCTCAACGATGAACCGATTCCAAAGCGCGCGCCGCGCAAGAAAAAAGCTAAGTAATGCCGGTCGAAGGCGCTACGCAGCGAGCGATTATGCTCAAGGATTTTGGGCAGACGGTGAGTTATACGCCCAGTGGCGGTAGCGCGTCGAATGTGACGGCGATTGTGGATAATGAATACGAAGCTGTTGAGACAGGCGGATCTGTGGCGTTTGCAATAGAACGGCCGCGATTAACAGTGCGTACAGCCGATGTCAGCACGGCTGCAGAAGGCGATGCAGTCAGTTTTGGAGGAACAAATTATATCGTAAGAGTCGTTATGAACGACGGCACTGGTATGACCGAGCTAATGATTGAGAAGCAGTAATGGCCCATGTTCGTAAAACGATCAGAGATAACATCGTTACGACGCTTACCGGGCTCACTACTACTGGTAGCAATATTTATAGGACTCGTGTTTATCCATTAGCGGAGGCCAAGTTACCGGGTCTTGCTATCTACACCAGAGATGAATCGATTGAGTACTCTGGGATGGGTAGGCCAAGGACGCAAATACGTCGCTTGTCCGTAGCAATAGAGATCTATGTTAAGGGTGTCAGTAACTACGATGACACGCTAGATACGATATGTGTTGAGGTTGAAGAGGCGTTAGCGACGGATATCACTAGAGGCGGTAACGCGAAAGACACAAACGTCCTCACGATGGACGCGGAGTTCAGTGGAGATGGTGATCAACCAGTCGCCAGAGCGACTTTAACGGTAGAAGTGTTCTATAACACCAAAGAAAACGACGTAGAAACGGCGGTATGACATGGTAGCGATGACCAAAGACGGTACAAAGATTGATGCGGCTCCAGACAATGTCGCATGGCTAGAATCCAAAGGTTGGGTGCGTGAAGGCGCATCTAGCGCGGATAAGAAGCCTGTCAAAAAGCAGGCTAGTAAGAAAACGAAAAGTTCCGAGGAGGAATAGAAGATGGCTACACATAAGGGCCAAGATGGCGTTGTGAAGGTCGGGTCTAATGCGGTAGCAGAAGTCCGTTCCTTTTCAATCGAACAAACAGCCGATACGGTTGAAGACACCGTAATGACCGACACGAGCAGAACGTACATCACGACTCTGAACTCTTTCAGCGGTTCGTTAGACGTTTTCTGGGATGAGACTGATACCAATGGTCAAGTTGCATTGGGGATCGGAAATAGCGTGACTATTGGATTTTTCCCAGAAGGAGATCAGTCAGGCGACACATATTACACCGGCACTGCACTAGTTACCGGTTTTACGCGCAATGCATCGTTTGATGGGATGGTAGAAGCAACCATCACGGTGCAGGGCTCTGGAGCACTTAGTACGACGACTGTTTGATGAGTCGGCTTATTGATGAGGCGGTTGCACACTTTAGCAACCAAGAAATCCGCACGATTGATGTCCCAGAATGGAACACAAAGCTATACGCGAAGCGTTTGACGCTTGAGGACAAGTCTAGGTGGGCGAAGCGCGCGGATGGGGATGCAACAGATTATCTGATCTATGCGTGTATCTTTGGACTCCATGACGAGAAGGGCGAGCAAGTTTTTTCTCTGGAAGACAAGATCAAGCTCAAGAAGTCGGTTGATCCAGAAGTGCTGACACGTTTGGGTAATTTTGCGCTTGCCATTGAAACCGACGATGAGGAAGAGCGCGAAAAAAACTCATAAATGACCGAGGCGAGCCTACGGAATTGTACTTTATGTACGAACTCGCAAGTCGCCTTGGTCAACCCTTGTCAGTCATACAGCAAATGACCGTCGATGAATTCAATCATTGGTGGACGTTTTACAGACTCCGAAAGGACAAGATGAATGGCTGATGTCGATAGTGTAATTAAGGTCAGAGCGGATACCCGTGAATTTCACCAGGGCATGGGGCGCGTCAAAGACGACCTTAATAAAACAGGAAAACAAGCTCGTGACTTAGGAAACTCCATGCGATTGATGCGTGGAGGTTTCGGTCAAATCGGTCACCAACTTCAAGACATCGCAGTCCAAGCGCAAATGGGCACAAGTGCGTTTGTGATTCTTGGACAACAAGGTGGTCAGATCGCTGCTCTTTTCGGCCCTGGTGGCGCGTTGTTCGGTGCTTTCCTAGCTATTGCCGCTGGCATAGCTGGCCCACTTGTAAAGTCGCTCACCGAATCCTCAGACCTATTAGAAGAGCTAGAGCAAGACGCTTTAGAGACCACTGCCGCTTTACATACGTTGTCTGGCGCGCAGAGAGAATTAGCTGAAACCACTCTGCTAGAACGCCGCACGAAAGTTTTAAACGCGCAGAGAGTCGCTGAAGAACGGTTAGCGGAAGCCGAGGAACAAAAACTCCTCAAAGCAGTTGTTCGCACTCGCGGTGGCATCAACCAGAACGCTGACGCTTTTCAAGAAGCATCTGAATCAGTCGAAAAATTTAAGCGGCAAATACTCTTAGCCGAGCAAGAGATAAATCGTTTGGATGAAGCGTTATCTGGCGTTGATCCAAGCATTGTAAAAGCAAATGAAAGCTTGCAAGAGCAAATAGACACATTCGGACAAAATGCCGTAGGTGTCGCTATATATAGGGCACAACTTGATGGCGTGGTCACTGAGGAAGAGCGCCTTAATATAGAACTAACAAACCAAATTGAGCTTTTGAAAGCAGCCGAGCAGGCGCGCAAAGATCAACTCGCAGCAAACGAAGCGGCGCGTGCAGAGGCAGAGAAGCTTGCGGAAGCGGAACGCAAAGCGTTTGAGGTCATCACAAGAGAGCAAGACAAACGATTCAAGGAAGCCAAGAAAAAGCGAGAGAAAGATTTGCAAGACCAGCAGAAGGCCAAAGATTTGGCTATAAGCGGTGTGCGTGATCAGCTTTTTGCTCTTGATGCCGAAAACAAGAAAGTCTTCCAGATGCAGAAAGCGTATCGCATGGCAGAAGCCACAATATCTGCATTTCAAGCTGCAAACAACGCTCTGGCAGCGCCATTCCCATTCCCTATACCCCAAGCGATGGCCGCGGCTGCCCTTACGTTAGGTTTAGCCAACGTCGCGCAGATTAAAGCTCAGTCCTTTGAGGGCGGTGGATATACTGGTATGGGCGCTCGCGCAGGGGGGCTCGATGGTAAGGGTGGTCGAATGGCGTTGGTACATCCCGACGAAACAATTGTCGATCATCGATCTGGCGGCGGCGCTGGCATAACGGTAATAAATAACGTGGACGCGAGCGGGGCTGGCGCAGATGTGGATCAAAAGATTAAAGCTGCAATGACTGAAACCTCCCAACAAACCATTCTAACGATTCAAGACCTCATCAGACGGCGTAGATTTGCATGACAACATTTACTTTCCCAGCCATCACACCTACGACGAACACGTTTGAATTGGTAGCTAATACGCGCACGTTTCGTAGTCCTTTGACAAATGCAATTCAGACTTCTTCGCGTAAGGGTTCTTTGTGGCGAGCTACTTTACAATTCAACAACTTATCCACAGATGACCGTAAAGTGATGCAAGCCTTTTTGGTCAAGCTAAATGGGCAGGAGCATCGGTTCCAATTGCATGATCACTCACACACTCCGCGCGGCGCGGGGGGAGGCACGTTGCGAGTTAACGGTGCCAGTCAATCGGGTACGAGCTTGGTGTGCGATGGCGCTACCGCCAATGTGTCCAATTATCTCAGAGCAGGCGATTACATCAGTTTCAATAATGAATTACATATGGTGGTGGCAGATGCGAACAGCGATAACTCTGGAAACATCACACTATCGATAGCCCCACCGATTCGTAAGACTCCAGCGGATGACGCTATAATTGATTATGCGGCACCCGTATCTGGGATCTTCATGTTGTCTGGTCGAGCGGCATGGAACACTTCTCCAGGGATAATTAGTAACTACAGCATCGAAGCAGTGGAGGATGTGCTAGCGTGAGTCGCGGCTTTCCGACAAATGTCGCCAACGCACTTGCGACGCAGCATGTAAGCCTAGTCACCTTCGTGAAACTAGAGTTTCCATCTGGAAACGTGTTCTTACATAACTCTATAGGCACGTACACGTTTGGTGGCAACGATTATTTGGGTGTTGGAGACTTAGGCACCATAAGCCCCTTAGAGGAAGGCGCTGATATTAGCCCTTATCAGATCACACTGACTTTGTCGGGGCTCGACTCGACTATAGCCGGGGTGGCACTCACAGAAGATTATTACATGCACCCGGTTACTGTGTTACTCGGTGTGTTGGATTCCGACGACACTTTATTGGCTGATCCTACTGTGGTCTTTGAAGGATTCATGGATCAGATGGACGTAAGCGTAGGGGCGGATGGTGGAGATGTAATATCGTTAGTCGCTGAGTCAGAGCTTGCCCGTTTTGATAGAGCATCCAACGTCAAATACACAGACATCCAGCTTCAAAAAGAGTTCTCGGGCGACCTGGCGTTTGAATTCATGCCAGACATCGAAGGCGCTAAAATTCGGTGGGGTGATGCCAACTCAGATTCTGTAGCAGGTAGTGCTGGGTCTCAAAACATAATAGACGGCAATGATAGCGGTAGGCGTGGGCGATGATTAAAGTCTACGCAGCTTTGAATAAATGGCAGCGGCGCACGTTCTCTTACGGTGATGCAGATTGCTGTCAGTTTACCGCGTTTATCGTAAAGGAGTTGACGGGTAAAGACTTTGCCTCGCGTTTCAATTACAGCGATGAAAAAACAGCCTATGAATTAGTTGGCACACAAGGATCTCTCTTTGATTTCATCAAAAGCATACTGGGCAAGCCATCAGAATCTTTGAGTGACGGCGACCCTTGTGTGATCGACGTTCCACTTATAGGACAAGTCTGTGGAATAAAATTGCGAGACAAAGTCGTTTGCTTGACAGAAAAAGGCATGATTCAAGTACCTGATCGTTACTTGTTGGCTGGATGGAGCGTCTGACATGCCACAAGTAATACCATTTTTAATTAAGGTCGGTTCTGCCGTTGCTTCTGCGGCTGCAGCAGTAGGTGTGCCCGCTGGAGCAGTTTACGCAGTCGCTGGGACACAGGCAGCATTGGCTGTTTTGGGTGCGGCTACCGTCGCTCTAGCTGGCGCGGCCTTAAATCAAGCAGTGAAGGGCTTGATGCCAGATCTGACTATTCCACAGAGTGATACTGACAGAACCCGACAACAAACCGTAAGAGGCACAATCGAGCCACAAAAAGTGGTTTACGGGGAGGCATTAGTTTCTGGGCCGATATTCTTCGTCGGCGTTGCCGGGACTGATAACAAAGATCTCTATCACGCTGTCGCGTTAGCTGGTCACGAATGTGAATCAATAACTGACATATTCTTCGATAATACGCGCATCCCTAATGCTTCTATATCAGGAAATGCGGTAACGGCTGGCGACTTCGGCCCCACTACAGAAGACCCATCGACAACGATATGTTTCGTTGAACGTAAGACCGGATCAAGCACGCAGACATCAAGCACGCTGCTCACGACCCCGTTTACCGCTTGGACATCATCCCATAGAGCGCGCGGTGTCGCTTATATGGTGACTAAGTGGAGTCTTACCGATTCATCGCAAGAGATATGGGATAGGCTCACCCCTAGAGACCTAAAAGCCCTAGTCAAAGGCAAAAAAGACATTTACGACCCTCGTTTAGAGGTCGCTGCAGGGGGAAGTGCCGGGGCTTCTCCGAGTAATACTGCGTATCAAGCGTGGAGCGAGAATCCTGCCCTTTGTGTCGCGAACTATCTTACAGACGCTAAGTTCGGATTAGGCGTTGCCGCGAGCAAAATAGATTGGTCAGCAGTTACTACAGCGGCAGATATTTGTGATGCAACTGTAGCTATCCCCAACAGTGCAACACAGAAACGGTTTACGGCTAATGGCGTTTTGTACGCTACAGATAGCCACAGAGCCAATATAAACAAATTGCTTTCTTCTATGAACGGCTCTCTGGTTTATGCCAATGGATCATACGTCATACAGGCTGGAGCATACGCAGCACCAACTGAGTCTCTGACAGAAGACGATTTGGCTGGCGCGATTTCTGTAAAAACAAGCGTCGAGCGCGGTAGTCGGTTCAACACAATACGTCCCGTTTTCATCGACCCAAGTCAGAATCATAAGAGCGTTGAAGCTCCAGAAGTGCAATTAACTGCAGCTTTGTCGCGGGATAACAGTGAAGTCTTGCGAAGAGATCTACAGCTAGCCTTCACTAATAATACGTTTATGGCACAAAGGTTGGCCCATAAGCAGATTCAGCTTTCGGATCAACAAAAAGTCATCAACTTCCCGGCAAACTTAAAAGGGCTAAGGATTAAAGTCGGTGACCGAGTGAGCGTTACCGTCGCGGAGCTAAACTATAGTGCGAAGGTATTTCGTTGCGCCGCTTTCGCATTTAGTGACACCGATGACGGTGTAGTCAATTTGACTTTGTTGGAAGACGATTCTGGCAGCTACGCTGATCCAGCAGCAAATGAATACAGCACAATCTCGGCGAGTGGTGTCGTCACGGCAGGATTTAGAGGTGTGCCAGATCCTCAAAACCTCACGGCAACGTCTGGTCTGAAGCATATCGAGCTGAACTGGACGAACCCAAGCAATCCCAAGCTATTCGAGACTATTGCAATCTATGCGTCTGCGGACTCCTCTTGGAACAATGGGCAACTGATTGGGGAGACTAGAGGGACTCAGTTCTTTCACGATGCAGGCAACCCAGTTGATCCGCTCTCAATAGGCGACCAGCGATACTATTGGATCAGAGCGTTTGCCTACGCGGAGAACAAGAACAGCGCGAGCCCGTTTGTAAGGTCAGATCGCAACCCAGACAACGACACGTCTAACGTCCAAGCCACTGTCGGCCCAAACAATCCAAATTATGCCGACATCGTTGACAACACGCCGACGCAAAACCCGCCAGTCAATTTGACGCTCACTGAGACCACTGCGCTGGGCAACGATGGCTCTGTGCTGCCTGCCATCAAGGTAAAATGGACTGCACCAACGCCAAACACTTACGTCCAGTTCTATGAAGTGCAGTTCAAGCGCACGACGGCCGGTGAAATAGATTTAGGCGCGGTTGCCAACTCGTTTACTTCAACTGTTGACTACGGGTCTGTGGCAGATGCTACGACTATCGAATTGAATTACGGTGGCGTGAATGAAGCCATCTCAGGCGCTGATCCCGACTTCTCGTCGGTGAATGTTTATGGTCTCTCGACTGTCGTCACCGGCATGAAAGAGCTTGAGGAGTTCCAGTTTCGCGTAAGGGCCGTCACAGTAACTGGCAAGGTATCGGCATTCGTTACCCTCAACATTACACTCCAGGGCGACCAAACGCCTCCTGGCATTCCTGGCAACATAAGCGCAACCGGCGGGATTCAACAGATCAAACTGAACTACGATCTGCCTTCTGATAGCGATTTGGCCTTCGTTGAGATATTCGAGAACACTGTAGATAACCAAGCCACATCGACGCTGATCGTTAAAACTAAATCGGATCAGCACACCGTCACTGGCTTGGGTAATAACGTCACGCGCTATTACTGGCTTAGGAGCGCGGATCGCTCTGGCAACTTCTCTGGGATCAGCAACTCCGTCAACGCTACGACGCAAAAGATTGTGCTTGATGACTTGGCGCAGCCAGTGCTTGACCAGTTTGCAGCGGGTGATGCCTTCGGTATTGAACCTGTCAGCACATTGTCAGGAGTTACGGGCGACCATGTGGGGCAAATCAAGTTCCTCACGACTACGAGTACGTTGTTTGTGTGGACAGGCTCGTCATGGAGTACAAACCTATTCACAGCGTCATCGGTAAGCCCTGGCGCAGTAACAGCAGCATCGTTTGCGTCAGGCGTAGAGCCAGTGTCGGTCGTGTCGAGTTTGCCCAGCCCGACAGGTTATACTGGGCCGAAGTTCGTATTTAATACGGGCGACAGTCCGCCCAAAATATACCGCTATAACAGCGCGGTGCCAGAGTTTACCTCGCTAGTAAACACGGCGGATCTCACCGGCACCTTAGCGGCAGATCGATTCAGCAACACCGTTCGACCCGTCGAGGTCGTCTCATCGTTGCCGACGACAGGCAACTTCCAGGGTCGAGTCGTGCTGCTTTCTACCGACAACAAGGTCTACAGATTCACCGGCACGAGCTTCACAAAAGCTATCAGCGCGTCTGACCTTGACGATCAAGTGAACCTAGCAACACAGGTCTTCGGTCAGGTTCAAGCATCTAGCCTCACGGCGGGCCAGATTTCGACTGCATCTATTCAAACCGGTGCCGTGGTCGCCGATTCCATCGCAAGCGGCGCGATAAGTGCAGTCAAGTTGGCAGCCGATTCCGTAACAGCAAATGCCATTGCAGCTAATTCTGTGAGCGCATCTGAAGTGGTAGCCGGTAGTCTGACCAGCGCAGAGCTAAACACTTCTCAGATTTTCGCTGATTCTGCGGTGATCGGAGCCATTCAAAGCGGCTCAATAACCACATCTGCGGTGGTTGCAGCTATTGGATCTTTTGAATTTATCCAGACCGCCAACATTGCCGCAAACCAAATCACGGGCGGCAAAATCGCTGCATCGACCATTGACGCGTCAAAAATGAACGTCTCCAGTTTGTCGGCTATATCCGCGAATCTCGGCGCTGTTACTGCGGGGTCGATTAACGCGGCTCAGGTCACTGTCTCAAACATAAACGGGTCGAATATTGCGTCAGGAACGGTGCCAACCGCTAGGCTCGATGTATCAGGCATCATAAGTGCTGGCGGCATTCTGGTCGGTGGCAGCAACATTTCTTTGCTGACCAACAATAGTGGCTTCATCACTGGCGGTCAGGTCAACAGCAATGTGACCGCTATATCTGGCGGCGCAATTACAACCGGTACGATCAACGCTAACCGAATTAACATAGATAACGTCACCTTAGACACCGATGGCGCTGGACAGCTAATTATTCACGCCGCTGGTGTCAACACGGCACAGTTAGCAAGCAACGCTGTAACTCAGGTCGAACAAGACCTTAACACAGGCAACCAAAACTTCACCGGCAACAGCAGCTTCCGCATATTCAATGAGATAGCGCGCGTCACGTTAACGAAAACAGGCGCTACAGTTCAGTTAGGCGGCAAGTTTATGGCGCGATCCCATAACGACCAATGCCTATGCCAGTTCAGATTGAAGCGCGACTCCACCACTTTGTTTACTTCTCAGACTTTCAGCGTCAGACCTTCACCAGAGGGCATTCATGTCCCTATTGGTTTCATCGACGAGTCTGGCACTACAGGTTCGGTGACATACAAGCTCGAAGCTGGCCTTAATGATGAGCAGCAAAATTACAACGACGCATTTCTCTTTGCCTTGGAGACGAAGCGATGAGCGATGACATGATTGTGCAAATCACAGAGCCTAGCGAAATCGAAGAAAACGTCAGGGTCACAAGAGATTATGCGCTACAGATGTCCGATTGGACACAGATGCCGGACTCTCCGCTCACTGTTGAGCAGAAAGCAGCGTGGGCCGACTATCGGCAAAAGTTGAGGGACTTGCCACAACAATGTTCGTCGGCGAAATCGCTCGCTGATATAATTTTTCCAGAGAAACCGAGTAACTAAAAATGGCTACACAACTACAGATTAGGCGCGGCACCTCCACGCAGGTAGCCGCATTTACAGGCGCAGAAGGCGAGATTGTTGTAAACACGACCAACGATTCTGTCCACGTCAACGATGGCTCGACGCAAGGCGGGTTTGAGCTCGCGCGGGTAGATGGCTCTAACTGGGCTATCACGAACAACATTAGCACAACAGGGTCTCTCACAGGCACAACTGCGACTTTCGCCACTGCTGATAACTCAACTCAACTCACGCTGAAAAGCACTGACGCTGACGCTAATGCCGGGCCAGTCTTTGACATGGTCAGAGACTCAGCCTCACCTGCAGACAGCGACGTTTTGGGTCGTATACGTTTTCGGGCAGACAATGATGCCGGTGAAGAAACCACCATGG